GTTAGCCAGTCTTAAAAATACAGTTCCATCATCATCGAACCAACCAAAATCTGGTCTGTGATGAATATGGATGTAATTATCATTTAAGAAATAAACTCTATCATCATCACAAAATCTTTCAGGAAAAATTCCGATTGATCCTGCAGATGACATAAACTCTACCCCTTGAAAAGATACGTCAGCACCGTTAGCTTTCTTTAATCCAGCTCTAGTATTGACTTCATATCTTTTTTGATCTTCTAATACATTTAAAATCTTCTCATACTGTGCAAAAGAAGTTAAAATAATATTAGGTGCTTTACCACATTTCTTTTCAACTTTTAACATAACCTTATTTAAAAGATCTGTAGAAACAGAGGCAGATCCTGCATCTTCTTCAACAGATGACCATTTACGATCTGCTGTTATACCATAAGGATCTTTTGATGCTGAACTTAAATTAGCTTTATTTTTAATAATGCCTTTTAAACCTTCAGGATCTTTATCTTTAGAACCTTGTAGATAAATTTTAAGTTTTTGAACACCAGAACCTACAGAATTAGAACTAGCTGCTGCTACTGCACTATCTAAAGTAATTGTACCTGCTACAGGATCTACATCAACAATCTGTTGAGGCGAATCTAAAGATCCTTTTAAAGCTTCAGTTGCCGAAGCATCATCATCTACTTCAAATACATTAACCAAATCACCTTCTTCAAAATCAGATTCTTTCATATCAGCAATTGCTACAGTTGTACTTGATCCTGTATGTGTATTTACTGCACCTGAACCTAATTCACCAGAACCATCACTGAAAAGAATACGAGACATATTTCTCATATAAGATTCAACAGCTTTCTTAACTACTTCTTGAGTAGCTTTAACAAAAGCTCCTTCACTTTTCATTGATGCTTTGATTGTTTCACGATCAATTTCGCATCTAGCATATACTTTCTTAGCAGTTAATTCTGCTTTTCCATACTTTGCTGTTCCTGCTTTTGGTAAAGATCCTGAACCAACGCCACCTGAAAATGATTGTGGTATTGCAATTCTTAATCTCTCACCAGTAAAGTTGTAAGATTTTTTACATCTTCCTAATAATACGTTTGCTGAGTTATAAATATTATCAGCTAATTTTACATATTTAATTTTAAATAGGGCAGATATGTCATTAAGACCTAAACCTGTTCCACTATTCATATCAAAACGTGTTGCCATTTTTGACTCCTAAGTTATTTGTTTACATTAATTCTTCAAAATCCAAATAATTTTCATACTCATCTTTAGGTTTCTGTTTAGAATTTACCTTTGTATTTGTATCTGCATCTAGGATTTTATTAGACACAGCCTGAGAACTATCCTTCTTAACGCTTCCATAGACTTTTTCAATTAATTCCAAATAATCTTCACTAGTAAAAGAAGGATTATCATAAATCATCTTTTGAACAGTGTCAATTATATTGTTATTACTTGCTAAAGTCGAATCTACTTTACCAACTAGTTCACTTGCCAGAGAAAATGCTGTTTTATGCTGATAATAATCAGCCACAACCTCTGGTGTTACTTCGCCTTGAAAGTTAGAATCTTTTAATTCCACGTAAGAATTATTAAAATCCTCATCGGTTATATTATGAGTTTCCTGAAGAGAATTTATACGATTTTGAAATTCCTGTTGGGATTGTTCCGCTAAACGTATGTTTTCATCAGACTCATATTTCTTTTGTAAATACTCATTCTCAGCCGCTAGTTTTTCATTACTAAGTTGGTCTTGAGAAAGAGTTCTTAATCTATCCACTTCTGGAACTAATTGCTCTATCAATTGCTCCTTAAATTCATGTGGTTTTTGTCCAGAAAATTCGGCTAAGAAAGCTAAAGCTTCTAGTGCCTTACCTTCTCGCATTTTTTCTCCAAACTCATTTATATATCCATTAACTTGATCTTTTTCTTTTGTAAAATTATCAAATTGAGATTTAAAATCATTTTTTTCTTCAGATAATTCTTGAAACCTTTTATCATAAGGTACCTTACCTGAGTAATTATTTAATAGTTCTTGTAGACTTACATCTACTTCTTCTCCGTCAACCTTGTGTTTGAAGATAGTGTCAACAGCAATTTCTTCATTTCCTTCTTTGTATCTTCCAATGATTTTTCTAGCTTCTTCTGTTGGAGTAATATCTTCTGATTGATTTTCCTCCGTTTCAGTCTCTTCTTTTGTAGCTTTAACCTCTTCTGAATCACTTTCATCTGTAAGCACATTTTTGTTTTCTTCTGTCGTTTCCTCACCTTTATCTTCTGGGATAACATCAGTAGGTGTCTCCTCTATAATTGTTTGTTCTGAAGAATAATCTGCATCTAGATCATCAAAACTAGTAAAATCCTCATAAGGTGTTTCATTTTCTACATTACTTTCTACTTGGTCACTCATTTATTTCCTCCTTTTTTTATATTCTTATCTTGAGTAGGGAATGGCTCCCCTTCTACATTTTCTTCTGTTCCCGGTATACTACCTGATAAAGGTGCTCCTCTATTTGATTCTCCTTGTATAACTGCTTCCATATGTTCTTTAGATTTAGGTACAAACCCATTAGGGAATATAGGAAATAGTGGTAGTGTGGCTAATTGTGCTTCAAAACCGGGATTTGATTGTGCCTTCTCTACCATAGCAAATTCGGTTACAGCAATATGTTCCATCATCTCATTTCTAACTTCTATAGGAGTCTCCTCTTTAAAAGCTCTATTTTGTATAGATTTAATATGTGTTTTCCAGTGTAATATATGATTTTCCCATACTTCAGGATCTCCAACTGGTTTACCTGCTAATAAATCTTCATTCTCAGATTCTGCACTTTTTATAGCTGCAGTTAATAGAGATGACATTTTTTCTGTATTTCCTAATTCTAACAGATCAACCCATCTTTCATTAGATAGTAGGTCAGGTTTCATTTGCATAATTTCAATTATTCTTTGAACCTTTCCTGCTTTTGATTCTGGTAGAGCCGAGCCTACTTGTACACGTACATCGTAATCTTTACTTAGTACTGCATTATCAAAATGGCGAATAGCATATTTATTATCTTTACCAACGATTCTTAACATACGTCCATCATCTGGAGCATAATAGTCTCCACATACAGCAATAGTTTTTTGAGCTATTTTTTGTATAATATGGTTATGTTTAGCTACTTCGTTAGTTGCTCTTTCTTGTTCTTGTTCATTTAAAAATTGTAATGCAACTCCTGCTGTAATACCTTGAGGAGGTACTCCACGAGAAACGCCTTGTACACCATATACTTGACCCATTTCCTGTACAAGCATTTCTCTAAAATTATATGCTTCTGGAGGATTAGGTGCTGTTTGAAGTAATTGAGGTGCTACCGGACCTTGATATTGAACTATTGTACTATCATTACCTAGAGATTCTAATTTACATGCTCCTCTTGGCATAACCCATTTAGCATGTCCAGTTAAGTAGATATTTTTTGCTAAAAGAGTTGATAGGTTATTATGCATATTTTGAATTGGTCTTATCATCTCATATGAAGATATACCATTTAAAACTTCGGGTACATCCATATCTGTTAATCTTTCAAAAGGAAGATCACCATGAGAATAAGGTAAAATTTTCTTTTCTAAAATAATATCTGTAGTAAATTTACAGTAGAATCCTGTAGAGCAATATTTGGTCTTTTTATGATAAAATTCATACACTACTGTTTCATCTTCTAAAAAACTACTTTGTAAACTATCTACATCATATAATTTAGTATTATTACTTACTTTAATTTGGTTTTCTAATTTAGGATAATCTTTCTTTAAAGAGTCTGTAGCTTCTGTAGATATTCTAAAAGCATATTCTACCTCTTCAAACTTCTTTTTTCTTTGTAGTAAGACTCTCCAAGGAACTTCTATCTTATACATGACATCGCCCGTATATACAGGTTTCTTTAAGTCTATTTTAATGTTATTTCCTTCAGAATCAACTATATTACTACCTTGTCTATCTAATAGATCTAGAGGTAGATTTCCATCTCTAGCTGCTACGTATATTGGATGTAAATCACCTTGGTCTTTATCCCATTCTATAAATAGATAAGCCTCTCCAAAAATACGAGCATATCTTTGCATTTTCTGTAAAGTAGAATCCATATCATTTAGATACCAAATATGGTTAATTAAAAACTTTACTGCCTTTGCTGCATTTTTATCTTCAAATTCATCATTTGTAGGAAGTATGTCTACACTAGGTTTAATTCTACATAATTGAGAAACTTTTGTTTCTGTAATATCATATAAATGGTTTATTACAAATTTATTAACCCTATTATAGTGAGGTCGCTCTGAAAAACGTGAAGTAGGGTTTATAGGAGCCACGTTGCCTCTATAAGCCTCTAAATTGTCTCTTTGTAACCTATGTCTAGATGTAGCCTGTTTTTCTAAAGTCTTAGATACAGTATTTAACCATTCTAATATATCTTTGTCTGTTTTATCTATTACCTTATGAAATGGCTTTACTGTACTTTTTGCAAAACTGTTCTCACTAAATTCGTCATCAAACATATTTCTCATAAGTTACACCATCCGAAAAAAATCGTCATTTTCATCTTGTTGTTCTTCATTTATACTGTCCATATCCTTCAAGTTAGAAAATTCCTTATCTACAGGTACCATTTGTACTGTATGTGTAGATTTTTCCAACGATTTTGATAATATACAGGCATACAGGGATAAGCCTACACTAAAAATGGAAAAAATGCAAGTAAAAAGTGACAAAATTATTAAATAATTCATATTAATCCTCCTTAAACCATTCTGAGGTCCAATCTAGCTCTTGTCTCATAGCTTGTAGATCCTTTTCTATAGAGAAGCATCTAGGATCAGTTGGTTCCTTTTTTTGTATAATTTCAAGTACTTCGATCATATTGTAATGCGAAGCAGCGTTTAAATATCTCCAAGTATCTATTAAATGGTCATCCTTTTTGGGTATGTCTCCTTTATCATTCTTAGAGTAACCCTCTACTTCCCATTTTAATTTGATACATCTATCTGAAATTGTTACTAAATTATGTATCATTTGATCCTTTATTAGAGATAATCCATGTTCTTTCTTGTTTAAATGTTTTGCTGTTGGTAAGAAGTATACGTTGAACTGGTTTAAAAGTTCTGTTGAGAACCATGCTGCAGCCTCATCATATATTTTCATCCAATCATCCTCTATATTAGAATCTGGGTAAAATTCCCTCATTTTTTGCCTTATTCTAGGGTATATTCTTCTTACAGAGGTATTTTCTTGACTTGTTTCATATATTTCATCTAATATGTATAGCTGTTTTGTATATGGGTTTATACATCCAAAAAGAACAGCGAAACAGGTTGTAGATCCGGGGTCACATACGCAAAACCAATCCAACTTTGTAATGTCTCGTTTGATTTCGGATATTATGGTCGAATGTGATTGTACAAGTTCATCTCTGAACATGGGGAATATGGCATTCTTTCCTCCCCGAACTATTTTTCCGTAATATTCCCTTTGTACAACATCTTCTTCGCCTCTTGCTCTGAGTTTTTCAATTTCACGGTCGACTTCTTCAACTGGTGTAAAAGGATTGTCATAACTTGAAGCAGTAATGTGATAACAATCATCCCTGCTAATACACTCATCAGCAAATTCCATATATTGATCTGCATTTCTATCTCCTGATTTGGGAGGAGTTCCAATAATAACTAAAGGTGCTTTCCTCACGATTCTATTTGGATTCATTTCATTATGAAACTGTTTATGAAAAACCTTAAATTCGTCATACACAACAAAATCGGGTGTTAGACCGTTGGCTGCTGCCCAGTTTTCTGAACCTACAATTTTTATAGTAGATCCATTTTTAAAAGTAATACGAGAATCCACATTACTAACATGTTTTATATATTTCTTTAAAGGTTCTTTTCCACCCGGAACTATACGTCCTACTTCATCTCTTTCTCTCGCAAATTGAGTTAAACGTGAATTATGCCAGATGATTTCTCTACCGTGACTTAAT